ACCTCCCAACCGCCGTTATAGGGTTTGTGCCCTAGGCCCCTAGACTTCAACCAACGGGCAAAGGCGCACGTAGCGGGCCGTATCGTGACATACGCGAAGCCGCACACTCCATCCGGCACGTGCCAATTCCGAGTACCGTTAGTAACGGTCATCGGGCGCACGTCGCGTGCTCTTGCCGCGCATTGCCCTAGCAATTCGCCGGCCGCCCATATGCCAGCGAATTTAAGTGCTCGCTCGCGTCGCTCGATTTTTTCCGCTGTGATTTTCTCGCGCAGCGAGTGATAGCGTTTTTCCTGGATCATGGTCATTCGCTCCTATGTGTCGTGCAATCGCGAGCGTAATCCGCCAGCACCCTGAAAGCGTAGGCTATTGCTTCTGGCAGTTCGGGGAACGCTACCGGCGACGCATCGCCGCCCGCAAGCCACACGTGCGGCTCGCTCGCGTTGCCGGCGCGAACGATGGATACCCGCGCCCATGCGTTCTCTAAATTGATGAAATCGCCATCGCGGGTGCCGATAGCAAGTGAGGCTAATCGCCGTAATTCCGGGACTGATACTTTGTTCACCATGTGTCGTCGCTCCTGTGTTTGTCAGTGTCCACCGGGATGCCCGCTGCAACGGGCAGTACCCCACATGCTTTAAGAAAGCGCTCGCGGTCAAAGCGCGGATTGTCGGACGCTAGACTGTGCGCCAGAACACGCGCTACCGTCGAATTAGAAACGTATTCCCAGGTGGCATGCGCGCCACCCTCGGGTATCTGTCGGCGAGCCTCTGCAATCGCAGCGGCTATTAGAATGTAGTCTTTCCTGGTCATGGCTCAGATGCTCCCGTATACGTAGGCGGAATTGTTGGCGCGCGCTATTCGACGGCAATGCGCGCAAGTGACGCGCGCCAGTGTCGGCGACGTTGGCAGATGCCCCTTGTCCGTATCGAGTAGCTTTGCGTTGCTGTAGCACAGCGGAAACTGCATGCCCGCGTTGTTAAATAATCGCATGGACTGTAAGTGAACTTTCCTGGTCATGGCTCTTTACTCCTGTCGGTTGTCCTTGTCCCACCTGTAAATATCAGATGCGCCGTAATGTAATCCGCCGCGCGGCGCATGATGCGCGGGTCGTCCTGAAAGAATCCCAAACCTGAATTGCATGAGTTACAAAGCCAACCACGGAACTTACCCGTTTTGTGGTCGTGGTCGCGCGCTAATACCCTACGCGCCGATATCTCGCCACAGCACTCACATTGCCTTGGCTTGGCACGTGTCGCCGCTGGCGGCTTGAATAGGCGCGCGTAGCTGTTGGTGCGCAATCGGCCTATTTCGCGAATTTTGTCTTTCATACCTATATAGGTGAGAGAATCGTGCCAAATCGCAATGCAACACGCATTTTTATGATTAATTACAGAAAGTTAATGTATTGCACTGCGATTTGTCACCGCATTGCATCAAAACAGAAGTCTTCCGAGTGTGTACGGATCATTGTACGCTTGAGCCTGATCTCTGTACGTTTAGTGGCGCTAAAACGGCCTAATAAGGCATTCAGGCGGCTTTGTACACTTAGCGTGTCCACATGTACACTTGTTCATCAGATGTTGCACACAGCCCTATATATGTACGAAGGGCGCCCTACCTATATACTCTAACGCGCACGCGCAGCCGCGCATGCGTAAGTATGTACTTTTTCTAGTACATAAGTACATATGAACATCAGTCTTCCTCTATCCTGGCACATACCGTGCCAACGCAAGAACCGTGCCAACACATAGCGCGCCGCTCGATGATGCACGCTCGAAGGTTTTGAAAAAAGGAGGGGGGCGGGGGACCCCTTTTGAGGGACCCGTTGGCGCAAGTTGGGCGGGCGCTTTGTTGCACGCCCAACGCAACCAATTAACAGCAACTGGCTTGCGCCCTGATTTGACCGAGGGTATAGTCGGCGCATGAACAAACTGCTCATCATCGCAGCCGCACTATCCTTGGCCGGCTGCTTCCACAGACAGACGCTTCTAGAGCATTGCACCCAGTTGCAGCGGCAGAGCGAAGTAGACGAACAGAGATATTTGCTAGGCGATTGGACCAAAGCAGATCAAGAGCGACACGACGCGGGCTTCGAGGAATATTTCGCCAAGTGTCGCGACGCGAGCGGGCACGGCATCGCACCTTCGGCCAAATGAGCAAGTTCTTCGCGTACATCCGCCAGCTCGTCGGCAACGGAAGCGCCGCGACGATCGGTATTTTCATTTTCATCATCATCCTGGCGTTATTGTTCTGGCGCCCCGCGCATTCGGCGGAAGTGGACATGGCGGGAGGATCGAGCTTCGGGACTGAAGGCTACGGGCCGACGCTGAGCCTCGATCTGCGTCAGCCGCTTTTCACCAACCCCGGCCTCGATGTGTTCGCCGGCACGGATTTGTGGGGCTCGACTAAGTTCGACGCCAAGATCGTGCCGAACAATTGGGATTGGCACGCAGGCATCGAAGGATGCAAATGGAGGATCTGTGCAGGAATCGGCCCCGCTTTTGTACAACGAGTGGATGCGATTAACGGGGCGCATACCAACTTTTACCTTGGACTGCGATTCGCTGTCACGCCCCGTTTTTCCGTTGTCCTTGGACACCTTAGCGACGCGGGTACATCCAGTCCCAACGTCGGCCGACAATTCTTGTCCTTAGCATATAGATTCTAATGAAATACATTGCTGAAATGTTGGTCAAGAAAGCATATTGGTTCGACGCCAAGGATTTGAAGGATGCGGATACGTTCGCCCGCAAGCTGGCGAAGGAAAATAGTGATACGCTTCGCGCCGTGAAACTTTATGAGGATTGGGAGCGCGACGAAGCCGAGCGTACAACTTACCACAATCCCGATGCGCGTCCGCCGAAGAAAGCGGCATGAGCCGGCAAGCCGCGATCAAAACTTTGGTTGAAATGATGCGCTTTGCGGAAGAGTCTCGTGACAAGATCGCAGCGGCGGACAAGCTCCTGCGTTCGGGGAATATCTCGCGCGAAACGCAGGAAGAAGCGATCAAGGTTCTAGAAAAAATCATGGGGAATGAGTACGCGGAAGATCGGGACCGGGTGAACGCGGCGGACAAACTGAAGGATCTTGCTCCGATGAAACCGCCGACCAATCGTGATATCTCGCGCCAACTTGCGGCAATGACCGATGCGGAATTGGATACGATCATTTCGGGAGCCGAGCTGGACTCGGACGGCGATCCGTTGCTAGAATGAGGCATGGCCGCAACCCCACTCCAGGCTTCCAATGAGAAAGTCCGAAGAGAGCGATCCCGTGCAAGCCTGGTTGATTTCTCACAATCCATCGACGTGCCCGGCGTGCCGGCAGCGGATATCGAGGATGAATTCGACGCGCGCGGGCGACTTATTGAAATGGTTGCTCCGAAGTATCGGCTTATCGAGTCGAAAATTGTTCTTCACCATATCCTCATTATGCAGGCGATCCAACGGTGCATAGAGACGCCGCGCGGCCGGCTGATGATCTTCGCTCCGCCAGGATCAGCAAAATCTACCTATGCTTCTGTTCTGGCCCCGGCTTGGGCGATGGGGCGAAGGCCAAATACTCAGATCATCCTTGCCTCGTATGCGACGGCAATCGCGCTCAAGCAATCGCGAAAAGTCCGCACGATTTGCCGCGATCCGCTGTATACAGGGATTTGGGAAGAAAAGCCGGTTCTACTTGAGGACCAACGCGCAGTAGACGACTGGCAATTGACGAACGGTAGTAGCATGATGGCTGCCGGCTTGCTCGCGGGTATTACAGGCAATCGCGCGGACGGCGTCATTATCGATGACCCTGTTGCCAACCGCGAGCAAGCCGACTCCGCGACGCTTCGCGAGAAGACGTACAACGAGTACATCGACACGGCGATGACTCGCGCGAAGCCCTTGATGTGGACTATCATCATTCAAACTCGCTGGCATGAGGAGGATTTAGCAGGTGCCATATTACCGATCGACTATGCGGGCGAATCTGGACAGATTTCATGTCGTGATGGACAAACATGGGAAGTTCTTTGTATTCCAGCCGAGGCCGAGCGAGAGGACGATCCCCTTGGACGCAAAGCGGGCGAGTTTTTATGGCCTGAGTGGTTCCCAAAAGAGCATTGGTCTACGTGGCGGGACAATCCTAGGGCGGCTCGTACTTGGGCTGCTTTGTATCAGCAGAGACCCGCACCTTTTTCGGGTATCCACTTTAATCGCGAGATGTTTAAGATGTACGATCCAGACTTACCAAGAGC